ACAGTTTGTTTCAAGATTTGAATTGACATTCTGTTACCAGCTTGTCCTTCAAGTGTTGCTGTTGCATCGGCTTTACCACTTGTAGTATTACCTGAATATGCTTCAGCAATTTTGAATGGGCTTAGAGCCTCTTCGCCTGCTGTAGCACCGTTTGCTGTTTGTGAGTAACGCACACGTAGTGTGTGAATTTGACCCACTGGGCCTGTCATAGGCTGAACACCAACAAGATCGTTTGCGATCACAGTTGGCATAACACGTCTGATGACGGGCAGGATAACTCTGTTAAGAGTTGCAACATTACCGGCAGAAGTAGCACCTGCTGTCGCAGATTCTGACAAATACTTACGAGTATTTTCAAGTGTGCTTTCCATCACAGCTTTTTTAGTGCCTGAAAGGCCTTCAACTAGTGCTGCTTTGGTGTCCTGCCAGCGTCCTTCTAATAGTTCTGACATTTTGGTATCTCCTTATTTATAATCCAGCTAGACGTTTAATATCGACAACATTGCTGTCTACGTCTGCCTTTGAACTAACGTTAGTTTCTTCTCGATTGCCTGTAATTTCTTTTGCCTCTGATAGGACTGCCTTCTTCTTAGCTGGAGTATTGCCGTCAATGACTGCAGGTAGGTATTTGTCAAACTGTGTTTGTAAACGTGAAGTTTGTACTGATTCCAGTAAGTCTGTCATAATTTCTCGCTGAGCTTTACCCAAAGGTGCAACCAAGCTGCTCATTATTTTTTCTCTTTTAGCTGATTCAACTAGCGCGGATTTTTCCTTCGCTGCTGTTTCTGCTAAAGTCTTAGCCTTAACGGCTAGTGATTTTGCTTCCGCAATCTGCTTCTCTTTCATGCCAATGACTTTTAAGAGTTTAGCAGTTTCTGACTTCTCATTGAGATAGCTGCCTGCATATTCAGAAGCAAATGCTTCAAATAGCTTGCGGCCAAAGTCGTTTCTACGTGCTGCTTCGATATCTTCTTTCAGCTGTGTCATCTCTTTATTTAGAGACTTGCTAACTGTTTCTGATACAAGAGCTGCACTCTTTGCAAGAAAGTCAGATTTGACTGTTGCAAATTTTGTTTTAGCTTCTTTTACAAGTTTTACCTTGGTTTCAGCTAGGTCTTTTTTATCTTCGTAAAACTCGGATATTTCTGTTGCTAGTGATTCGACCACAAATTCTTCAAGTTGTGCAAATTTAGTTGCCATTGCTTTTTGATCTTCGTGTAATTCGCTTACTTCTTTTCCTAACTGACTAGTAACAAACTTCTGTAGTAGGCTAGCGTTTTCACGCATTGCTACTGCATACTTTGCTTTAGCTTCAGCTAGTTGTTTGCGGTCTTCTGCAAACTCTTGAAGTTCCGAAGCAAGACGCTCTTCTAATAGTTTATCAATTGATTCAACCATTATAGACTTATCATGCTCGTACTTTTTAGCAAATTCCTCACGAAGTTCAGCAGTAGCAGCACGGCGATTTTCTTTAATCTTGCCTTCCCACGCTTCTTCGATTTCGCGGCGCACGTCTTCAGAAACTACATCATTTTCGAAAAGTGTTTTTAGTGCATCCAACATATAATGTTCTCCTTTTATTGGAGTCTACTGATTAGATTAATCAGCGATTCTTTTAAATACTTCTGTGCCTTGGGGTCTTCTTTTGTTGCCTGTGCGATTTGATAAGCCTTCATTCCGCCACGAGCGTTCATTAGATGCTCATATACTGGAGTAGGGTATGCACCAGGGGCGCTAGGCTGAGCCACAACGTCCACGGTGATAATTTCAAAGTCGGAAACCTCGCCACTTCCTTCTAGTACATTACCAGAGCCCCTTGATGAAACACCTAGTTTAACTCCGCTTTCAAGCATTGTTTTAACTAGTTGCCCCATAGGGGTTGGTAACAATTTTAATTTTCCGTAACCATTTGGGCCATCCATCCAGCATTCGCTGATCATATGGCTTACGCGATCCAAATTAATGTTAAGGCCTTCTGGATGATCAACTTCACCGAGAACACTGTATCCTCCTGCTATCTGATCATTGAGAGTTTTGACAGCCCTGCCAATTTCATTTACAGGATACACTCGCTGATTAGCGTTGCGAACACCACCTTGGATCATAATTCCCTTCATATAAAGGTCTTTACCGTCGTTGGCATCCTCAAGCACAATTTGTGCTTGATCGTATGTCAAATGCTCTCGTAAGTTTCTCATTCAAACTTCCTTACTTTGCGCGGCTTTTAACGCCGTTGATTGGACTATCTGCGCCAGCTTTTTCAGGTGAAGCACCTTTCTTTTCAGCGCCATGTCCGCTTGTGCCCTTCATTGAAGTTGCACCTTTAGCACCAGGAACGTTTACGTTACCAGCTGAATCTTCTTTTGGAGAAGTGCCAGCAAAACCTTTATGGTCTCCGGTTTCGTTGTCTTTACCTTGTGCTAAGTTTGATGCAGTGCCGCCCATGTCGTTTTTACCTGCTACAGTTGATTTAGTGTTTGCACCATTGTCACCCATTTTACCAAATGACTGATACTGATCACCGCCTACTTTTTCAACATATTCGCGCATCTGCTCTGTTGCTGACTTAGGAGCGTTTGATTTAGCTGCTTCGTCAACCTCTTCGTCGGTTTCTTCAAAAGCGTAACCTTCTTCAGTTTCGTCTTCTTCTTCACCGTCATCTTCTTCTTCGTCACCGCCCATGTCCATATCCATGTCCATGTCGCCGTGCTCTTCTTCGCCTTCTTCGCCAGCCATTAGCTTGTCAAATTCAGCTTTTAGATCATCAAGGGCGTCTTCAAGATCCATAACACGATCTTCTAATTCTTCTTCTTCGCCTTCGTCGCCCATTTCGCCTTCTTCACCGTCTGGTGCAGGCATTTCAATATCCATTTGCATGTCGTCAGCTGGATCGCCGCCCATTGCTGCCATTGGATCTGCTTCTACTTCAAATTCGTCTAGGTTGAAATCTTCATCTAGTTCTTCATCATCTGACTCATCAACTTCTTCATCATCTGACTCATCAACTTCTTCATCATCTGACTCGTCGACTTCTTCATCAGTAGCTTCATCTACTTCTTCGTCTGAAAGATCGTCTTCTAGTAAGTTTTCGTAAATTTCACGTGATTTTTCTACCACGATTTCATGGAAAAGATCTGCTGCGCCTTCTTTGTCTTCGTTGACTAGACGGTCAAGCATTTCTTCAAATTTCTTGATATCTGACATAATATTCTCCTAATAAATGTTTTACCTATGGTAAGGCTGTCATTTGTATTTAGTATAGTGATAAAAATATACGTAGATATAGGCGAAAAATGTGCCAAAAATTGTACACTCTAAAGAATGTTGAACATTTTTTTGAAATCATCAACAAAAATGTGCTTTAAGTTGTTAAATTTATTTAGTTCTGGCGGGATAAAATTATCAGATGCTATAACTCTAATAAATGTTGTTTTGTTATTTTCTTTTAGTATACTTGTAGTTTGTTTAAGCCAATTACCATAATATGTTGCGCCATCTGTAGATTTTTTATAATTTTCTGTGCCTGCATAAATGTTGTTTACACTGCGACCATCGTTTAACCCTTTATAGTCAAACCCTAATATAAAAATCTTATCATAGCTATGTCTTGTAGACAACCATAATGCAGTAGGTCCACTACTCCAGCCTTTGCTAGGATGAAATAAATTTAAATTTTCAATATTTCGATATGCTTTGTTTGGGTTAGTCCAAACTTGATTTGTATTTTGATATCCTTTAGAAGATATCTCTAAAATCATCTTAACATCTACAGCTACAAGATAGTCAGGACTATATTCTCTATAAAGAGCATTACACCCGTACACTATACCATGTGGTTCTAAAGATGTTATATCAATTGACTGTCTACTGGTACCATTACCTAATACAAATGCTGTTTTAAATAATGAAGAATCTCTGTCTTTAGGTAGAGGGGAAGGATCAAAGTTAGTTTGTTCAATTAAGGCACGCTGCTTGTCTAGCTTACGCTTGTCCCTTATTTTTTGAAATTCTGCTTTTGTGTATTGAGTCTTGTCTATCTTCGCCATTAAGCCATCGTTGCTGCTTGCGCTGCTAATCCATACATTTGTCTTATAAAGTCAAGCTCATTAGCTTGTTCTTTTGTATGTACCTCAGCAGCTTTTCGAGCGCGATTTATTTGGCTTAATGTTAATCTAGTTTTACGAGTGTCATCTGCATCAACAATAGACTGGTCATGCTGAGGATCATACTGATCGTTTTCAGTAGGTTCTAACGTTTCTTTATCGTAGTAAAATAATTCTCTCAGTATCATGTTAGTATTTATATCGTTTGCTCAGTTGCAGCGCCTCCGCCTGCTCCTAAGTCTGCTCCGGTTGTAGTTTCAGGCGGACTAGCTTCGTTACCAACAGTTGGCTCTTCACCTTCTGCTGATATGTCTTCAGCGTTGTCTAAGTCTGCACTAATACCTGCACTACTAATTCCTGCACTACGCATTTCACCTGATGCATCTGACTGTGGTGCATCAAGCATCTCGTCATTTTCTTCACGCCACATACGTTCATTTTCTGCAATCTCTTCTGGACTCATACCTAAGAAGCGTTTCATTGCAAAGCGATTTGACATAAATGGTATTTGTTGTATTTGACTAAAGCTAGGTATACGTGCATTATCAAGTTCTGATTGACGATATGCTGCAAAGTTTTGTGGTTCTTGGAATTCAATATCAAACATTGCTGTATCAATATTAACGCCAACTTCTAACAAGTAACGTTTAAAGTCTTGATTAAATTCTTCAGTTATTAATCCTTGTAAACGTTCGCAGTAATTATTAAAACGCAATTCTTGAATATATGCAGTTCCTACTCTGCCGTCCTGGAACGATGATGCGCCGTCATCTGCTCCAGTTGGCAAATAGCTAGAAGGTATACGTAAACCGCGGACGAGTTTGTTAGTGAAATAACGTAAGTCGTCAATCTCACCAAGGTTTGTACCGCCTGGCAGTG